ACGGATTCAGCTTGTTAGCTACTACCAACAGAGACAGAGCTTACAGAGATGCGTTGCTTAAACGACACATCAATAGCACTATGTTGCCTAGTTTAGAAGCTAAAGCTCAAGACCTAGTCAACGCTGAAACATATAAGACCCAAGCTGATTTCTTACAAGCTGTTGATAAAACACTATCAGAAGAGTGGAGCGGTTTAGTAGGACAAGTAGGAGAGGGTGTAGCTAACAGTACAGCAGGTAAAGCTCTTTGGAGTATTGTTACTTCTCCTTACAAGAATGAACTAGCATTAAAGTATGAGAAAGCTAGAGATGAAGTAATACTTAATAACAGTACACAAGAGTTAGGCTTACAGTTGTCAGCTGCTACTAAACCTATTGTTGATCCAGCTACTGGTAGAGTTATTCCTTTAGATACATCGAACTTACAAACAATAGCAGAGAACACGGAAGCTAGATTATCTGAGGACTTACCGCAGTTAAGTAACACTGACAGGAATAAAGTTTTAGTTTCAGCTTACGCTACTGAAGTAGACAACTTATTTGCACAGCAAAGATATACAGATGCTAGTAGGATGTTAGCTGTTTTAAAAGCTACTAAAATAAACGGAGTTCCTGTTTTTAATACCACTCAAGCTAAGTCCGTACTAAATCCTATTGAAGCTAAACTAAATAATAAGTTACTAAGTTTAGACGAGAAGCGTGATACTAAAGTAGGTAAGCGTTTTGCTAATAGAGTAGTAAGTGTTTTAGGAAACATAAAGAACATAGAGGAAAGAGATCAGTTGTCTGATATATCAGCAGAAGAAATAAAAGATTCATTTGTATCCCTAAACCCTAACTTAACAGCAGAGCAATTAGACGCAGAGGTTGAAAACCTGTTTAACGGTACAGCTTCCCCTATACAACTATTCAATCAAAGACTCCGTGAATTAGCTAACTCTAGTGGTGATGAGGGAGAGTTTCTATATTACGAAAATGTAGATGATATAAAAAGCGGTTATCAAGAAGCCTTGGAATTTCCTTTCGATCCTATACCACTAACTAAAGATAACAGAGAAAAGCTAGTAGAGGAATATATACAGTACAACGAGAAAACTAATAAAGACGCTACTGAGTTCCTTAAAGAAAAGTATAACAACTCTATTAAAATATCATCAGTGCCTGAGCTTAAGGCTAAGTCTGAAGAGTTAATGGCAGGTGAGTATGTTAAAGAAAAACCTGTTTATACAAAGGTAAGGAATAGGTTAACTAGCTTGCTTAAGGTTATAGACCAAAAATACGAAGAAGATGGTTTTGAATTAGATTACGGTAACTTTAAGGAGTTAGCTTCTGACGCAATAGAAAAGCAGTTACTCGCAAAAGCTAAAGAATTATCAGGACCTGAGTTCAATGAAACAAGAGACGCACAGTTGCAAAGCTTTGTTGATAATTTGTTACAAGAAGAAAAAGCTAGGTACGAAGGTATAGTAAAAGCGAAAAGTATAGCCTTGGATATAGCACCTTTAGAAGAAGCTGAAGTGAAAAGAATTGAAGAAATAGAACCATCTAAAGTAGAGGCTAAACGAAATAAAGGTGCTATCTTATATCAATCATTAGGGGAAACTAAAACTAGACGGATTGGTAGACGAGGTGAAAGAACTGTCTATACATCAGGCAAAGTTGACAGAGGTTTAATTAATGAAGACCGTCAACTGATGGTAAAAAACAGAGACAAGAAAGATTTAAAACTATCTCTGTTTAGACACGGGTTCGATGGTTACAGTGCTGAGTCAGCTAGGCTTTTAGATGAAGCTGGTATGGATTATATGGATGTTAAGTTGTTTGGTAACTTTCAAGAGTTTATGAACTTGATAGGACGGTGGTCTCCTGTATTACAGAAAGATATAACTAACCAACCTTTAACAGCTGAAGAAAAAGCGATAAGAGATGAGTTTCAAGCTTTTGGTATATACGATAATGAAACTATGCTTAAGTTCGATGCCAGCCAATCAGGATTCCTAAATGACTGAAGAAGAATATAAAAGGTGGAAAGAACGGTTAAGGGGATCACTAAGCGTAGAACAGCGTGAGTCTTTAGATGCTCAAGTAGAAAAGACAACCAGACCGGAACCTATACAAGAAACTGAGGTAGTAACACCAGCTATATCACCTGAAGTACTAGAAGCTAGACAGATAGCGGAGCAGGAACTAAGTACAGGACAGCATATAACAGGAACTGCATTAGGTGTTAGTGCTGAATTGGGTGTCGGTTTAGCACTCACTCACAAGCTACATAGATCGCAGAAGTACTTACAGTGGTTAAATAACGCAAAGCGTGTATCGACTGTAGGTATACTAGCACCAGAGCCGACCACTACTATAGGAGGTGTTGTAGGACTCGCTGCGTCTGAAGCTGCTATATGGGCTACTTCTAATTTCATAGGACAGAAGATAAGACAAGCTTACGGATTACAAGACAAAGTATCAGGCGGGGAAATGATCGCTGCCTCTGTGTTTGGTGTAGGTCTTGTTACTAAAGCAGCTGATAAAGTTTTTAGATTAGGACCAGGCGTTGGAGCTGCTAATGCTTGGAAAGGTCGAGAGATGTTAGTCAACGGTACTAAGACTTTTGTTAGCGGTGCTGCTTTAGGTCTAGCTGAGTCTGCAATGAGACAAGAGATTGAGGCACAGTTAAACGGTAAAGACCGAGATGAGTATGACTATTTGTTCTCTAGTTTAGCTGGTGGTACTTTTAATAGTTTGTTTTCTGTGTGGTCTAGGACTGGTAAGTGGGGCAGAGGTAAAGCTGCTGAAGCTGCTGAGAATGCTAAAGCTAGACTAGATAAAGATATAGACGATTTAAAGGAAAGACTGAAGGAAGGTCGAGGTCGTGGTAGTCAATTTAAAATAAAGAAAGAAATAGCTACATTAGAACAAAGTAAGGAACTGATTGACGATTCGATTAACGAGATCAAAACAGCAGACGAAGCTTTGTCTAAACAGGAAACAAATCCTAAAGAAGTAGAAGATATAGATGAACCTCTGATTAAGAAAGAGGAAGAAGTTGTTGAAGAGCCTGGTTTAGAAGAAATACCTAGAAGTGTAGACGATGAAAGAGAAGACGCTTTTGATGTACTTCGTGATAGAGTATCTAAGATAACCAAAGATAATGTAACTACAGAATTACCATTGATAGAGAGGGAAGCTAAGAAAGTATACAATCGTACCTACAGAAACCTAAACGATTTAACAAGGAAACTAGCTAAGAATGCAGACGACACAGAAACTATCGAAGCTATGTTATCTGAGGTACAGTTCTTTCGTAAGCTAAACACAGAAGTAAAAGATATAGCAGAGACAACCGGAGGTAGAACACTACAAGCAGCTCGTCGTGATGCTGATAAGTATAGGTGGTTATCCAAGTATAGTTATCGTTCACGGTTGGAAGACGCAGCGTTAGCTAAGTTAGAAGTAAGTTTAGAAGCTAAGTTAGGTCGCACGTTAATATCGGAAGATGCTGATATAAAAAGTTTGTTCGATGACTTTGTTAAAATAAAGCCACGCATAAAAGAAGCTGGTAAAGCGATAGACGAAAAAGTAACACGCAGAGCTAAAGCTCGTAAGAAGAAAGAAGTAACGGAAGAGCAGAAGGCAGCGAACCTGAAGAAAGCTGTACAGACTAAGCTAACAAAACTACAGAAAGAACTAGACGAACTAAGGGCTAGGTTTGGTGATGATATAGCTCTAGAAGAAGCTGCTGCTAAAGTTAAAAAGAAAAAACCTAAAGACCCTAAACAAAAAGATTTAGAAGATCGGATTAAGTACTACAAAGAAGTAGAAGCTGAAGTAGCTAAGATAGAACAATTAGAAGCTAATCTAGCTAGAGTTGCTGATATAGAAGCTAGGGGTGTTATATCTGAACTGAGAGCTGAAGTAGCACCTAAACCGAAAGGACCAACTAAACCTAGCAAAGTTAAAGAACTACAGAAAAAGATTTCTGATTCCAAGAAAAGGATGAAGCAGAAGTTAGCTGATTTAGACAGAACTGTAGTAGCGGAAGCTAAAGAGAAACAAAACGCTAGGTTGTATGCAGATATGGAGCAAGCTTTCTTCGCAGCGTTGGAAGCAGATGTAGCTACTAAAGGTACTAAGTTCATAAGAGGTGTTAAACAAGCTAGACAAATGGCTTTGATTGACCAACTTCCTTCTGTGTTTGCAGGTGTTCCTACAGGTATTGGTGCTGGTTTTAAACAGTTCTTTAGAGTCCCTGCTACTTGGTTATCCAATTTAGATAAAGGTTTGCCGATTGCTAACAAGATGGCTCACATCGAAGCAGCTAGTGCGTTCAAGATGTTAACTGATCTGAATGGATTGGGTGAGTCAATGAGACGCACATTTGCAGAGAACCTGAGTGCTACCGACAGACGAGCAGGTAAACTAGCTGATGAAATAAGTACGGTAGGTCTACCTAGAGGTGAACACGCTTTAATAGCTAAAGCAGCTAGGGATGCAAAGAGGAGAGCGGAAGCTGTTGATAATGTAGCTAAGTCTTTAGGTGACTTCGTAATAATGGGTAAGTATCATCAGATATTATCTCTAGGTGTACGGGGTATACAAACAGTAGACGATGTATTTAAAAGACAGATAATAAAGTCTAGGATATATTCTGAATCTAATAAGAAAGCTTTGTTGGAGTTTCCTAATGACCCTGCTAAACAAAAGCAAAGAGCAGAAGAATTATATAACTCAGCTTGGGTGGACAGTGATGGACTTGAAGTATTAAACGACACACACGAGTTCATGGATGAAGTAAACCAAGTCCGTGAAGAGTTGTTGTTTGCTAGTAATACTGACGACTTGCAAGATGTTTATATAAACTCATCAGAGAAACTTATTAACAATCTAAAGGAATTGAGTAACGATGATGGGTTGTTAGGTTTCGGTATCAATGCTTTCCTTCCCTATATCGGTGTGCCTATCAGGGCTGTATACAGAGGAGCTAGATTAGTAGCAGCACCAGCAAAGCGTTCATTAGGTTTACTCGAAGCGTCCCCCTTTGAACTACCTAAGAGAATCGGTGAAACATCTAATCCATATAATAAGATTATACGGAATATAGAACTAGAGATGGATGTTGTAAGAAAGCAGTTAGCTAAACCAGATTTAGATGATGCTGCTAAAGCTAGCTTTCAAGATGAGTTTAACTTACTAGACGACAGACTTAAAACAGCTTCCGTTCGTAGAGCTAAGTATAACAATGAACTATTGACTGATGCTTTAATAGCTATGTCTATAGGTGCGATTGGTTATCTAGGTGCTACTAGCGGTAATGTTACAGGTTCTTTAGCTTGGATGACAGACGATCAAAGAAAGAAGACCGGAATGGAGTCTTTTAAAGCATTTGGTAGTGATTACTCAGCTGCATTACCTTGGTCATTTCCTCTAGCTTTCATGGCTGACTGGGCTGCTTTTGAGCGTGTTAAAGAGATCGAAGAGCGTGAAGGTATTAAAATATTAACCAAGGATCAGAATAGATGGTCTGTGTTAAAGCAGTCTCTTATTCAGTTATCTAAAGCAATGCCCCTAGCGGAAGGTGTTAAGAACTTTGAAGAGATCGTAGGCGGTGAAGGAGAAGTACTTACTAGTGCGTTCACCCGATTGGTTGCTAGTTATGTCCCAGTACCAGCTCAAGCTAGAAAGATTGTACAAGCATATGAGGCAAACGGTGACGCAGCTATTGCTGATTTAAGAGGCGGTACATTTTACGATAGAGTTATGTATTCTGTTTTAGGTATAGCTCCTCTTAATAAGAAGACTGATTTGTTAGGTAATGATTTAGTTTCTAATAAAACAATCGTTACTGAAGCTATCATTAGACAAGCACCTAGAAGACAGAAGCAGCGTTCAGATTTCGAGAAGATAGTAGCAACAGATACACACGGTAATATAAGAAGAAAACCTAGTACTTTGTATCCTGGTATTCGTATGACAGAATTTAGAAACTCAGATGGTATGACACTGTCCTATGCGTTTGATAGGAGGCTCAGAGATACACAGGTAAGAATCAGAGGTAAGAAACGGTTTTTAGAGGATGCTGTGTATGACTTAATCTATAGTAAGCGTTGGAATAAAAAGTTCGATAAAGGTTTTGTTGCTAGTGAAACTAATCCTGATGTTCTTGTTAATGAAGGATTAAGAGAATTAGATTCTTTACTACAAAAATTCTACAAGCAAACACAGAAAGATATGTTGAAAGATTCATCTGTTTTAGACGATTTCATTAATAAAGATGATGTAAGTCTTTTTGAAATAATGGAAACAATGGAACTACAAGCTGACGAAACTGGTCGTCCTATATCGATACTAGAAATCTTTTCTGCTGACTAAGTGCTTGAACTCCTAACTCAATAGTTAATAATATATTATCATGGCAAACACCTATGTAGACTACACCGCAACAGCGAGCCAAACAGACTTTGCTTTTACCTTTGACTATCTTGAAGACGAACATGTAACGGTCACAATAGACGGTACTGCTACGACAGACTTTACAATTGTCACATCACCCGCTAAAAAGATTGTATTAGATACACCAGCAACAGGCGGTGAGATCGTCCGAGTACAAAGAATATCAGCTCCTGACGAGAACCTTGTAGACTTTGTTAATGGTTCAGTACTTACTGAGAGTGAACTAGATAGAGCATACTTACACAACCGTTATCTTGCTGAAGAAAGTGCAGAACAAAACGATGTGTCTATGAGGTTGACTGCTGGTGCTACTGGTTTTGACGCACTGAATAAAAAGATATTTAATGTTGTTGATCCGCTAAACGATCAAGATGCAGCCACTAAAAACTATGTAGATGAAACACTTGCAGATGCTGTTTTAGGTGAAGTACCAGATAACTCTATTACTACGGCTAAGTTAGATACAGATGCAGTAACTACTGCTAAGATAGAAGACGACGCTGTTACTGGTGATAAACTTAATAACACAACCGTTACACCTGGTAGTTACACTAACACGGACTTAACAGTAGACGCACAAGGAAGAATCACTGCTGCTTCTAACGGCACTGATACTACTGTACCGACCGGAACTGTATCAGCTTTCGCTGGTAGTGCTGCTCCTACTGGTTATTTACTGTGTGACGGTACTGCTGTTAATCGTACAACATACGCTACTTTGTTCGGTGTTATATCTGATACTTATGGGGTTGGAGACGGTTCTACTACTTTCAATCTACCTGACTTAAGAGGTCGTGTAGTTGCGGGCACTGGAGGTTCCTTGTTGAGTGGTACAGACGCTCTTGCTGATACAGGCGGTGCTAAAGACCATACACTTACTGTATCTGAGATGCCAGCACACGATCACGGAGGTGCTAGTAGCCAGGTGTCTGATCCTGCTGGAACTGCTCTTACGATAGGGGGGACAGGTTCTTTTGATCTTGTAGATTTACCGTCAGAAGGAGGAGGGCAACCACACAACAATGTTCAGCCGACAATCATCCTGAACTACATTATAAAGACATAAGCGATGATCGAATCTCTATCTGGTCTTTTGAACACCGTATTAGCTGTAGCCCTTGGAGTTATCGGTTGGATTATTAAACGCATGATCGAACGGTTAGACCTTGGTGAGAAACGGATGACTAAGATAGAGGTGGAGTTGGCTGCTCAACGGGAAAGAGATATAGCTGTTGAAGCACGAATAGCCAAGGTAGAGGAAGCTATCAAAGAAGTTCACAACAAACTAGATCGTATGATGGAGGTATTAGTAAAGAGATAGTATGGCTAAGATATGTCCAAAAGGTATAGCGTGGGCTAAACGCACCTTTGATAAGTATCCATCTGCATACGCTAACATGGCTGCCTCTAAGTACTGTAAGAGTCCAACATACGGTAAGAAACGCAAGAAGCTTGCAATAAAGAAAAAGAAGTAAGATGGGTGAGTTAGCAAAGTGGAGAGCACAGAACTGGGTGCGTATTAGCAGTTCCGGTAAGATTGCTGGTAAGTGTGGGACATCTAAGAACAAGAAGAACCCAGACCGTTGCTTACCTATGTCCAAAGCTAAATCCTTATCTACCTCACAGAGAGCAGCTACTGCTAGAAAGAAAAAGGCAGCCGGTGCGAAAGGTAAACAATTTGTTAGTAACACACCCGCAGCACGGGTATCATTAAAGATTAAAAAGAAGAAATAGTTATGCCATACGGAAAAGGAACATACGGTTCAAAGGTTGGTCGTCCACCTATGAAAAAGAAAAATAAGATGGTTCGTCGTAAGAACTTAATGATTAAGAAGAATGGCTAGACGAAGGACAGTATCTTTGAGAGCCTCTGATAAGTCGCCTAAAGGTGGTCTTAGTGAGTCAGGCAGAAAAAGAATAAATAAACTTACTGGCTCCAACCTTAAAAGACCTCAGCCTGGTGGTGGTGCTAGAAAGCGTAGCTTCTGTGCAAGGATGGAAGGCGTTGAAGGACCGATGAAAGACAGTAAAGGTAGACCAACAAGAAAAGCTTTAGCGTTGCGTCGTTGGAAATGCTAAGACGACCTAAACCACCCCGTATACATCCGCTTACTTTTCAAAGCCGGACGCTTGCTGCTGTATCTGGCCGTAGTGTTACGGAAGCATTAGAAGCCACACAAGCAGCAAAAGTTCTTACAGATTCTATTACATCAGACCCTGATATCATCGGTGTTAACGGTGGTAACGCTGCTTTGACTGACCCACAGATTGACGGTTTAGGTGCGAACGCTAGTGATAATTTAGATGTTTACAACGGAGGAGGAGCATAACAAATGGCAACTTTCAGTAAAAGAATACAACTTAGAAACGATTCCGCTAGTAACTGGGCATCTGCCAACCCTGTACTTTTAGAGGGGGAGATAGGAATCGAGATCGACTCTGCTCGTAACAGAATTAAGATAGGTGACGGGTCAACTGCTTGGAACGATCTGCCTTACTTCCTTGATGCTCGTGAAGAAGAAGTAGGTGATTACCAAGACTTCCTTGACGGTCTCACAACACCTTAGATATGAGCAGTTTACTTACACAACTCGGACAAAAAGTTAAAGCCAAGCTTACTGATAAGTTTGATAAGTCGGGAGGGTTGATAAGTGGTGATCTGTCTGTATCACAGTCTATACAATTCGGATCGTATCTATCGTCTGCATTACCAACCGTAGGTACATCAGGTCGTGTTATCTTTGTAACAGATGGTGACGGAAACGGAGGTCCTTGTTTGGCGATTGACGACGGAACAGATTGGAAGATCATTGAGCTTGGTGGTGCAGTACCTACTGTTACTCATATACTTGCGGAAGACGGAGACAGTTTAACAACAGAGGTTGGAGACATTTTAATAACTGAAGCTGTTTGACAGATATAAGCTCCGCTAATACTCTTTTTTAACACAACTAACCCACAACAAAGGATTATATATTATGTCTAGTTTGCTTACCCAATTGGGACAAAAAACCAAAGTAGAGCTTGATAAGAAGCTTGCCCTCGCAGGAGGAACAATGACCGGAGCTTTGACGCTCTCAGGTGCTCCTACTGCCTCCCTTCACGCTGCTACCAAAGCTTATGTTGATAGCGTATCTTCTACAGCTTCCGGTCTTCAATCCGAACTTGACGCTACTCAGAGTGGTGCTGGTCTTGGTACTGACGGTTCTTATACCGCTAACAGTGGTACTAACTATCTCGGTTCTGTAGCCAGCCTTAAAGCTGCTGACGAAGCTCTTGACACACAACTTAAAAGTGTTGCTGATGCTGTATCTTCTAACGATAGCGACATCTCCAGCCTTCAGTCCAGTGTTTCGACTAACTCATCTGACATCAGTACTCTTCAGTCTAATGTTAGCTCCAACGACTCCGACATCGCTACCTTACAAAGCAATGTTAGCTCAAATGACAGTGATATTTCTTCACTTCAATCTGATGTTAGCACTTTGCAAAGCAATGTCTCTTCGAATGATTCGGACATCTCCACTCTGCAATCGAATGTATCCAGCAATGATAGCGACATCTCCGCTCTTCAAACTCAAGCTGGATCGCTCGCTTCTGACGGTAACTCCGCTTCCTTCTCCGGTAACATCTCCGCTGCCAACGCTACATTCAGCGGTAACTTGACTGTTAATGGTACTACGACTTCCGTAAACACCACTAACATCGATGTAGCTGACAGCATCATGAACCTTTCTAAAGGTGCTGGTTCCGGAACAAATGCTTCGAATGACGGTGGTTTTATCGTTGAGCGTGGTTCTTCCGAATCCAATGTTGCATTGATCTGGGACGAAGGAGACGACAAGTTCAAAGTTCTTACCACTTCCGCAACCGCTGCTGCTACTGACATCTCTTCGACTGACGGTTCAGCTGCTGCTGCTAAGTTTGATGCAGACCTCTACCACAACGGAACTGAATTAGGAACCGTTGCTGAGTTCGAAGCTGCTTTAAGCTAAGAGTTTAGTTACTCATATCATCAAGGGGCAGTCCAATCGGGCTGCCTCTTTTTGTTTACAAAGATAACAACACTGCTATACAATACATATTATGTTAAGTCATACCGAAGGAAGTAAACTGCACGACAAGATAGCTGGTGCGTATCGTAACTGTATTGATCTGATGGAGGCTGAAGGAGAGTACAACGCTGCACTGCTTAACGGAGCTAGACAGTTCCTTAAAGATAACAATGTTGTTATGGACTCCGGCATGGGTACTCCTCTGCAAGCATTAGCTGATGACTTAAAGACTTTACCATTTGAAGAAGAAGAAACACCAAGAGATACCGCCCAAGCTACGGGACTTTAGAAACTTCCTGTACCTGGTTTGGAAGCACCTTAATCTACCAGACCCCACCGAGCTACAATACGACATCGCTGAGTACCTGCAACACGGTCCAAAGCGGTCTGTTATCATGGCGTTCCGTGGTGTGGGTAAGTCGTGGATAACAAGTGCTTTTGTAGTACATCAGCTACTGCTGGACCCATCTAAGAACATACTTGTTGTATCAGCATCTAAGAATAGATCAGATGACTTCTCTACATTTACCTTGCGAATCATTCAGGAGATTCCCATTTTACAAGGATTAAAGCCATCAGAGAACCAA